GTTACCCAGATCAACCATCAGTTCGTTTTTATGTAGGTGTACCTATACTACCTGAAACTAATATAAGTTTATCTTGGATATTTGATAAATACAAATTTGATAATGATTTTAGTAGTCCTAAATTAGTAGCTGATTTTCAAAAAACAGGTATTCCTAAAAATGAATTACTTCTTATAGAAGCTTAATATTTATAATTATATTATGATTAAACTTAAAAGTCTTTTAAAAGAAAGTCCTTCTCAACCTGCTCCAGCTAGGCCTGAAAGAGCTCCTCAACCAGACGTAATGCCTGGTGCTCCTAAAACAAAACCTCAGCCTCGTAGAAGAAGTACTCCTAATCCTAGTACTAGTCCAACACCTAGCCCTAAAGCTCAAACTAAAACTAAAGAAAAACCTCATCAAGCTCCAAAAGATGGTCCAAAACCAGGTCCAGTTGGTGAAAGTATAATGGATAAAATTGTAGCTAGATATAAATCTGAATTTAATAAACTACATGAGGTTGATTATGAGAAAATTTTTGATCCTGAAACTGTAGGTAAATTAAAAGGTAGTGTTCAGCAAAGAATGCAAGGTAAAAATCCAATGCAATCTATGCAAAAAATGATGCAGTTAGCTCCCCAAATTGCACAAATGGAAAGAGGATATGAAGAACCTTTAAGTGAGTTAGCTAAAGCAGTAGTATATGAAGCTTATCCTTATTTAAAATCTAATGAAGATATTATTGAAATTGATGCTAAAATAGTTCCTCAAAGTCAAGTACAAGACGCTTTAAAATCTGATGATCCAAATGAAGAAGACATTGAAGATTTAGACGATACTGAAAAAGAAGATATTATGGGTGATATGAAAAAAAGACGTATTATCAATAGTATTACAGCAGGTGGAGCAATAGGAAGTAAAACAGCACATTATTTACAACAAGAATACTTAGATGTTATAGGTGACAATTTAAGTGACAAATACAGAGACATTAATCAAGCTTCTCTTGATATGATTGATTTTGTAGTTAGTCAAGGTAAACAAAACGCTCAAAGAATGGGTGGAAGTAAAACAGCAAGTGTTGGAGCTGAAAGTGTATTTTGGGATTTTGAAAAAGAAAAATGGGTCATTAAAGCTAGAGCAGTAAACTTTGCTGTATTAATTCATGAAATTACAAAAGGAATGTATGAAATTATTAGTTTGTTTGGTTTTAATGATCTAAATAGAGGTGAAAAAGTAGTAGGTAAAGTTGATAAAATGGCTCACGAACCTGAAGACTTAGCTTATGGTCAAATGATTTCTAAAAATTTATTTGATATTATCAATAAACTTGAAAGCAATGTTACATCAGAAGAAAGAGACGACTTCTTACAAGACATTTATAAACTACCTAATGAAGAATTTATTAAATTAATTACTAATGTTATTAATAATAGAGTAGATTCTAACCAAATAAACCAGTTAAAAGGTATGTTTAGTCAGATGAGACAAGATAAAACTGCTGATGATGCTGATAATAGTTTATTTGAAAGACTACAAAAATTAGCAGGACTTAAATAAATTATCATTTATCCGTAAAATACTTTGGTAGGGAGTTTGGCTTCCTACCTTTTTTTCCTTATACTAGTCTTATGTCAAGTAATGTAGATATTGAAAGCGTTAAAAAATGGATAAATGAATTAATAAAAATTGATGGATATAATATATATTATCACCCAGAAAATATAGATAAACCTTATTATAAAGTTAAGGTGGGAAAATTTTATAAACATAAAAGATACTATGTGAAAACATTAAATGATCAAAAATACATCACGTACCAAAAGAAAAATAATGTTACATTGTTTGAAGTAGGTACCTATAAAATTATATAAACTTGGCTTTCTTAAAAAACTTTATTATACTATAATTATGATAGAACTAATAGATACTATTAAACAATACCAACTACAAAATGGTACTGAATTTGATCCTCAAATCATTCTATTTAAACTTTCTAACTGTGCTGTTTGTAAGTCATTAGAAACTGAGTTAATGATGGATGGTTGGAGTTATGAAACATTTGACTGTTTAAATTCTAAACATTCAGATATAGCAGATATGTTAGAAGAAACACTTCAAACTAATACTTATCCTATAATTTGTATTACCTACCCAGAATCTAAAATCTTAACTATTAAAGACTTTGATACTAATAAATCAGTTTATAAACAATTAACATCACATCTATGAGATACAGAATACAATATCAAGAACTTTTAAGCACAATTGAATCCTCAGCAAAAGGATTAGAATTCTTTCTTAAAACAAGACCTTCAAACCAACGTGATCAAGAAGACATGGCACGTTTAATGTACCAACTACATTCAGCTATTGATCAAGCAAGAACTTATATCAATAATGAACCAGAATTTAATAAATAATGAATAACATCAAATTAACTCCAGAACAAATTTTAGAAAATTGGAATCGTTTTCTCTCAACTATAGATCAATACGTATCCTCACCTCGAAAAGAACAATTATTAGGTTTTTATCAGAAGTATGAGGAACGATTTTGTTTAATGCCAGCTAGTCACAAGCGTGAATATCACAACTGTTTCGAGGGAGGATATATTGATCACGTACTTAGAGTTGTAGACGCTGCTTTAGAATTAGATAAAGTATGGAGAAAATTTGACTGTAAAGATACTTATAGTACTGAAGAATTAGTATTTAGTGCTATTAATCACGACTTAGGAAAATTTGGAGACTTAGACAATCCAGCGGTATTAGATAATACTGATCAATGGAGAAGAGAAAAATTAGGAGAAATGTATATGTTTAATCAAAAACTAACTTATATGTCTGTTCCTGATAGAGGTATTTGGTTGTTAAATGAATTGGGAATTAAAATGACTCAAAATGAAACTTTAGCAATTAAATTACATGATGGTCTTTATGATCCAGCTAATGAACCTTACTTAAAATCTTGGTCTCCAGAAACTAAGCCTCGTACTAGTTTAATATTTATTCTACACCAAGCTGATTTATTAGCAGCTAGAGTAGAATTTGAAAATGAGTGGTTAGATAGTTTTCAAGTTCCTAAACAAGAAAAAGTGAAAACAGTAAATAAACAATCAAGTCAAGAAAAAGCAATTAGAAATATTGGTTCTAAAAACAATGCTTTTGCTGATATGTTAAAAAATTTATAATATGATTTGGGTAATTAATATTGGATTATGGGTTATAAGTATAATGGTTTACATTATTATTACCCAATATCGTAGAAACGAAAAATTAGAAAAAATAATTCAACAACAAGCTGAATATATTGAAACAACACGTAAATCTGTTGATCAAATAACAAAAACGTTTGATGTAATTGATCAACAGAATTTATTTAGAGCAAATGATTATATAGGTCAAATGTGGATTGATTTGAAAGAGTTGAATGAGACCTTAAAAAATTTTAAATAATGAGTAATTTAGATCCAAATTTATACACTAAAAAAGGTACTTTACGTAAACGTAAACCTAAAAAAAGTAGAAATTATTTTACTCAAGATACTGAAGACGCTATTATAGAATTCTTAGCTACAGATGATGATTATTTAAGAAATAAAATTTATAGAGAAAGAATTCATTATGCTTTTACTAAATTAACTGAAAATTTAATTCATACTTACAAATACTATTACACAGACAATTATAGTATTCCTGAAATTCAACATGATGCTATTATTTTTTTATTAGAACGTTTGAAAAAATTTCAACCTGGTAAAGGAAAAGCATACAGTTACTTTGGAACTATAGCTAAACGTTATTTTATATTTAATAATCAGAATAATTATAAAAAATTAAAAAGTCATTCTGATGTAGATGAAGTTAATGATGATAAAGAAGTAACTAAAGAATTTGTTGTTCAAGAAAAAAACACTGATTTAAGTGATTTTATAGATATTTATGTTATTTATGTTGAAACTTATATAGATAAATTATTTCCTAAAGAAAAAGAACAACAAGTAGCTGACGCTGTTTTAGAAATATTTCGTAAAAGAGAAAATATAGATATTTTTAATAAAAAAGCTTTTTATATTTTTATTAAAGAAATGGTAGATGTTGATACAACATTAATAACTAAAGTAATTAAAAAAATGAAGTTATTATATATTGACCTTTACAACCAATATCAAACTACTGGTGTAGTTAAAAAACTTCAATAAATCTATATTTATCGTAAATGGATTACAATAAAGAAATTTTTAAAGGAAAAACCATTGCTAAGTTGATGGAAGAAGCTTATAAAGACAAAAAAGATAAGCAAGAAAAACTTAATGGTTTAATCATGCAATTAAAAGAATTTATTACTGATGGTGGTGACGCTGTTATGATGGTTCCTTTAATTAAAGAATACATGGATTTATCAATTAAAAATGATGATGTTTTATTAAAATTATTAGGAATTATTCAAAAAATTGAATCAGTTAGTGCTAGAGCTGCTGAAGATAATGGAGGAATAATGTCTGAAAGAGACAAACAGCTTTTATTTGAAAGTTTAGACGGTTTAGGGATAGAATAATATGCCAAGTCAATCGACTCAACATACAACTGGAACTCCTTCAAGTCCATCATCAATTGGAAGAATATCTAGTACTAATAATTTTAATAATACTCCTAAATTAAATGGGAATAAAAGAGCTAAAGTAATAGCTGTTTACTCTGATGGTAGTATTGAAGTAGATTATAACACTAAAAATTATGGTCGCAGTAAAATAGGATCTCCATCTGGAGAAAATAGAATTTATCCTAACAGTATTTATGATATGAGAATTCCTGATATAGGAGAAGACGTCACATTAGTACCAGCTATTACAGATCCATTTTCAGAAGAAGAAAATCCAAGAAATGCTCGTGGGGGGGTAGAGTATATTCCTAATCCTATCCCTAAATGGCATAATGTTAATACAAATAAAACACTTGATTATTCTGTTCCTGGTCAAGGTAGTGATACTAAAATGAATAATATTGGTGTTAAAAATTATCAAAAATCAATAGGTGGATTTATTTAAAAATGATTGAAGAATTAGCTATACCGTCACCATTATTAATGCCTGGAATGAGTGTTCAACAAGATCGAGGAGGATCTGGTAGAATAGCTGACTCAAAAGGTAATGTTATAATATACTCTAATTCTACAACTGGTTCAAATCAATTTATGGTTAATTCTCAAGAATTAGCTTCATCTATCACTATAACAGGTAAAAATCCTCCAATAGGGATAAAAACAGAAATACAATTTCCTTCTAATAATTTTCAAACTTTAAATTGGTCTCAAACAATAGATCCAATAGTTGTTCAATCTTATACAACATCTTCAAATAATATAATTATAATTTCAGACTCAGGATCTTTACAAGAACAACTTCAAGAACCTATAACAGTACTTTCTAGTTCAATGGAGATTACAGGATCAGAAAATATAATTGTAGAATATTTACCTGATTTGGAAGATTCTTTCTTTAGTTTATATGAAGATCAATCAATGGAATCTGGAGCGTATTTTGGGATTTCAGTTGGAGAAGAATTAGCTATTCAGAAAAATTCTACCACTATAAAAATTAGAGGAAAAAATAAAAAAGTTATTCTAAAACCTTCTGATATAAATCCACCACCAACATGGGGAAATTTATCAAAGTTAAATTATACTAACGCTTTAAGTAATATAAATTCATTTCCATCTTTAAATAATTTTTCTAAAAGTTTAAAATTAATAGCAGCAATAACTGCCACTCAAGAAGGATGGGGTAGTCCTACAAGTACACAACGTATACTTCATAATCCTGGCAATTTAAGAGGTGAAGGAGATTTAGGACAAGCTGAAGTTGGCAATATTGGTTTTTTTGCTAATTTTAGTACATACGATAAAGGATGGGCAGCTATGATGAATAGTATACAAATAATGCTTGGTGGAAATGATAGAAGATTAAATTACGAGAGTGGAACTAAACGAATTAATTGGTTTATAGCTCAAGATAATGATTGGTTAAAAAGTAAAAATATACCTTTTAAAATTCAAAAATCATATTCATCTAAAAATGGTACTCCTCCCACATTTAGGCAATTCTATAATATATATGCTCCTTGGGGAGATAATAATAATCCAACAACATACGCAGCTTCAGTAGTTTATACTTTATCTTTATTTTTAAAAAAAACAGTAAATATAGACGATTACATTAAAGATTATTTATAATGCCAGTAGAAACTATATCAATAAAATCAGGTAAATTAGAATTAGTATCATCAACTGAAGATATTAAATTGAATTCTAATACTTATATTCATTTAGGTGTTAAAGAAGGTCTTTATATTGATGTAGGAAGTGTAGATGGAGATAATACTCAAAATAAAGTTTGGATTAATAGTCCAAGTATACATTTTGGTAAAGCAAATGCTGTTGATAAATTAGAACCTGTAGTTAAAGGTTATCAACTAGAATTAATTCTAAATGAAATTTTAGATTTATTAAATCAAATAGTTAGTACTCCTGGAGCTTATGTTCCTCAAGGTCAAGCTATTTTAAAAACGGTTACTCAAGCTAGAACAGAAATTATTAAACAAAAAATGAGTAGATTTCAATCTAATATAACACGAACTGTATAATGGCAACAATAGAAGATTTAATAGCATTACAAGGTAAAGAAATTAATGTTGCTAAACCCTTAAACCCGGTAAGAAAACAATATGCTCAAAATACTAATAATTCCAAAAATGATTTATTAACTTCAATAGATAAATTAACTCAACAAATGAATAATTTAAATTCAGGAGTTAAAAGTAGTTCTTTTGATTTAAATAAAGCTTTTAGTTTAGCAGCATGGGTGAGTCAAGTAGTAATTGATATTACAAAAGCTAGATTAGCTGAAGAATTAGGTGTAACTACATCTACAGACAATCAATCAAATCAAGCTGGTACAACCAATAGTACACCACTTACTAACAAAATTTTAAAATCAGCTAACGCTGTTTTATTAAATATTATTACTTTACAACAACAAATAGATTCTCAAATTTTAAGTCTTGATAATCAAGTTAATAGTGTTTTAAGAAAAATAAATACTAATACTACTGTTAAATTAGGTGATGGAACTATAGTACAAATTCCTATTGCTAATCAACAAACTATAGTCGCTTTACAAAATATAGAATCTATAGTTAAATCTTTAATAGATAAAACAAATAAAGTAACTACTAGATTAAGTAATGATAAACCTATTACTAATTTTGATGATTTTGTAAATAATCTTTCATTAAAACAAGTAGTAGAATTTGCTCAACTAGTTATTTCTGCTTTAATATTAATAAAAAATATCCAAAAAACAAGAAAACAAGCTCAAGCGGTTATTATTCAAGTAGAAACAGCTGTTCCTGCTTCAAATTATATAACTACAGGTCAAGCTGTAGCTGATCTTTTAACTAAAACTGAAAGTTTTCAAAATCAAATAAATGATTTAAATAAAGCTTATGAACAAATCAATATATTAAAAGATAATATTATTTATTTTGGTAAAATAAACACAAGTCAACAACAAAGTTTAAATAATATTATTTTAAAAATAGATACTTTTATAAACCAACAACAAAATAATACTGTGTTACAAGATTTAAAAACAAAACTAACACCTCCTTTATAATTTAATATTTATATTATATGAATAAAACTGAATTTATACAAATTATTCGTGAAGTTGTGAAAAAAGAAGTTCGCTCTATTATAAGAGAAGAATTGGGGCAACATCATATACAAGAAGTTAAAAAACCTATTAAAAATATATTAGGTACTTCTCCTAAAATAAAAAAATCAACAGGTAATGTTTTAGAAGATTTAATAAATGAAACTGCTCAAAGTGATTGGCGTACTGTAGTAGATTATACATCAGCAGATGCTAGAAATTTTCAATCAATAAACCAACCATTTGAGATGAATTTAGGAACAACTAAACCATCTACAGTAGAATCTATGTTAAATAACGCTCCTAAAGTAGCATCTCCTGAAATGATCCAATCAGTAGCTGAAGTTCCTGATTTTACAGCGATGATGTCAACAATGAAAACTAAAGGATTGTTATAATGACAGTAAGACCCATTTATAGATATAATGATGTAGCTAATAATGCTACTATAAAAAAAGAAATTGGAATAGGAGTTCAATTCATTGAAAATGGTGTCTTTACTTCAACATACACAACAACTTCACAAACTAAAAATCAATTAATAAATTATATTCTAACAAATCCTGGTGAAAGATTTTTTAATCCTTTTTTTGGAAGTGGAATAAGACAATTGTTATTTGAACCTAATGTTGATTTGATTACTATTGCTTCTAATTTAAAAGAAGGTATACAAAATAATGTTCAAAATATTATAGTAAACGATGTAATAGCAACAAGCAACCCAGATGACTATACAGTTTATATAAATGTAGACTATAGTATTAATAATCAACAAGACGAATTAAACATAGCTTTAACAAATTCTATATAATGAGTATACAATATTTAAATAAAGATTTTAATCAATTAAAACAAGCTTTAACTGATTATATAAAAAATAACTATAATAACTATAGTGATTTTGGTCCTTCTTCACCAGGCAATATGTTTAGTGATTTAGCTGCGTATGTAGGTGATGTACTTAGTTTTTATACTGATACTCAAGTTCAAGAAACATTATTATTAGAAGCTAAAGAAAAGAAAAATATACTTCCTATAGCTTATAGTTTAGGTTATAGTCCTGTTATCTCTAAACCTTCCACAGTATTACTAGATGTTTATCAATTAATACCATCAGATGCTTCTAATGGTTTTTTACCCGATTATAGATATACTGCTAGAATACCAGAACAAAGTCAAGTACAAAGTACTTCTCAACCTAATGTCTTATTTTTAACAGAAAATTTAGTTGATTTTGCTTATTCTGGTTCTAATGATCCAACAGATGTAAGTATTTATAATTATTATTCAGGAACTAATAATCCTGAATTTTATGTACTTAAAAAACAAGTACAAGCATACTCAGGTCAAGTAAAAACACAAGATTTTAGTTTTACTAATGTCCAACAATTTGCTAAAGTTACTTTAAGTGATACTAATATTGTTAAAATTTTAAATGTCACTGATAGTGATGGAAATACTTGGTATCAGGTTCCTTATTTAGCTCAAGATACTATTATAGATAAAACATATAATATTCCTACATACGAACCTAATTATTACTACTACAGAGATCAAGCTCCATATATGTTGAGACTTAAAAAAGTTCAAAAACGATTCACAGCTCAATTTGTAGATGATACTAATTTAGAAATTAGTTTTGGAGCCGGCACAACAGGACAAGCAGATGAATTAATTATTCCAAATCCTTACAATGTAGGTATAGGTTTACAAGATGGTATTAGTAAATTTAACACAGCTTTTGACCCAGCTAATTTCTTTTTTACAAATGAATATGGTCAAGCACCTGTAAATACAACTTTAACTTTTACTTATTTGACAGGTTATGGAGCTCAAAGTAATGTTCCTTCTAATGATATTAATATTAATTATTTAGTAAATCCTCAAATAGATAGTTATGGTTTAAATTCAACAGCAGTTCAAACCGTTTTAAGTTCAATTAGATTTAATAATAATATTGGATCTACAGGTGGTGGTCCCGGTGATACAATTGAAGAAATTAGATTAAATGCTTTAGCTAATTTTCCAACTCAATTAAGAAATGTAACTCAAGCTGATTATTTAGTTAGAACTTTAAGTATGCCTTCTGAATTTGGAAGTATTACTAAAGCATATGTTATTCAAGATCTTAATTTAAATGCTGATAGAGATAGAACACCAGTATTTGATTCAAATCCTTTAGGATTAAGTGTTTATGTTTTAACTACTGATATAAATGGAAAATTAACTCAAACAAATCAAGCAGTTAAACAAAATCTTAAAACATACTTAAGTCAATTTAAAATATTAACAGATGCTGTTAGTATTAAAGATGCTTATTATATTAATATAGGTATTAATTTTGAAATACAAGTATTACAAGGATTTAATGCTCAACAAGTATTAGCAAGTGCTATTAGTAGTTTAAAATCGTTTTTTGATACAAAAAAATGGTCAATTAATCAACCTATTATTTTATCTCAAGTTGAAAATATAATATCTGCTGCTAATGTAAATGGTGTAGCTGCTGTAAAAAAATTAGAATTTATAAATAAATCTGGATTAACTTATAGTCCATATACTTATGATTTAACAGGTGCTAATTTAAATGGAGTTATTTATCCTAGTTTAGATCCTATGATTTTTGAAATAAGATACCCTGATCAAGACATATTAGGACGAGTTGTTAGTATTTAATATTTATTAACACATGGCATTCTATCAATTATTTCCATCTAAAGACTCTACATTATACCAAGAATACCCAGCTACAAATACTGGGATTGATGAAATATTAGAACTTTCCAAAACAACTGCTTATACTCCTTCAAGAATTGTAATTGCTTTTGATCAACAACAAATAGAAAATGTAGTTAATAATAAAATTACACCAACATTAACTTCTGGTTCATGGAGTGCTTATTTAAGAATGTATTGTAGTGAAGTAGATTCATTGCCTACTCAATTTAATATTAACATAGATCCGGTTGGAAATGCGTGGGATATGGGAACTGGAAGATTAGCTAATAGTCCTACCACAGTTGATGGAGTTAGTTGGTCTTTCCCAACGACTCTTACAAGTTGGTCTATTAGTGGATCATATGGAATTACAGGATCTTATTCAAGTTCAGTTAGTGGGGGAGGTTCTTGGTATGAAAATTACACTACAACTCAATCTATTTCAACTTATACTCCATTTGATATATTTGCTAATATAACAGATCAAGTATTGATGCATTATTATAATTACATCCCTAACTATGGTCATATATTACATGTAGATTCAAACACTGAAGATAATCCTGCATATCAATATCATTTAAGTTATTTTAGTAGAGATACAAATACAATTTATCCTCCAAGTTTAATATTTTATTGGAATGATCAAACATGGACTTTAAATTCAGGTAGTTATAGTAGAATTCTTTCTAATCAAGATTTTACAACTACTTTAGGAAATAATAGATCTGAATATCAATCAAATGAAAAAGTACAATTACGAGTATATGCTAGAGAAAAATATCCTACTAGAACTTTTACTACTCAATCATTGTATGCTTACAATAAAATTTTACCTTATAATTCTTGGTATCAAATTGTTGATGTAGATACTAATGATATTATTATTCCTTTTAATAGTATAGGTACTAGATTAAGTGCCGATGATACAAGTAATTTCTTTAATTTAGATATGGATACACTTGAACCTAATAGATTTTATCAAATTCAAGTTAGAACATATTTAAGTGGAAATTTTTATACATTAACAGATAACTTAAATTTTAAAGTAATTCAAAATACAGGTCCTGTAGGAGACATTTTAAATCCTATACTTTTACCAACACCAGATGCTCCTCCAGGTCCTACACCTGTACCTACAGGATCAATTATATTACCATATGTAGATGCAGGATGGGTTGAAACTTGTTACATTTCTGATACTCCGTAAATATGGCTCAAGTAAAAGTTCCTACACAAAAATTAATATACAGTAATAGTATAAGTAAAGTTGTAAACACAACTTTAACAAATTATATACCTCCTGTAGACACAACACCTGCTCCACCTGTTGTTAATATACCACAATTTTTTGAAAACTATGATAATTTATTTTATAGTATTCCTAAAACTGGAACTAACAGTCATGAGACTCTTATAGCTAAAAGTAGTGAGTATATTGGACTTAATTTACAACAATTATTATTACAATTACAAGAATTACAAATTCAAAACGAATTACTACAAAAACAAATAGATACTTTTAATAATCAATAATGGCCGTTATAATAAATCAAATATCAGTTAATAATAATATTTTAGATGTTCAAGAACAACAATTGATAGCATCCAATGAGCTAACAAGATATTTTGGACTGCCTCAAGATTTTATTCAATTTTATGTTTATTCAAACACAGAAACATTATTAAATAGTATTAGTAATTTTCAAGATTACTCAGTCACAGATAATAAAATAGTAAATTTTGATCCTGAAAAAAATATAAAAGATTTAGGTTATGAGATAGGAAATTATACTTTATATTATAATTTTTTAAGACCTATTGTCACTATAAATTCTAATCTTGATTTGTTTGTTCAAAGTATTTCTCAAGATAGAACAGAATTAAAAATATCAACTACATCAGAATCAAATGATATTGTTTATAGTAATGCTTTATCTTATATAGATCAAATTAATACTAGAAATTATTTTATTGAATTTTATTTAGATTTTGGTAATAATAATTTAATACCCGCATCTACATTTGCTGTTGAAAAAGACATTAATAATAATGTTAGTATTATAGTTAAATTATTTGATATTCTTCCTACAAATTATGTTGTAAATTCTCCTATAAACCTTGTAGAAAAAATAGTAGATACTATTGGATACGAAGCTACATTATTTACTGAATCTACAACTCCTATTTTACCTTCTTTACGTCAAGCTAATTTTAGTTTAAATGTAGATGATCAAAGAATTGGTTCAAGTGATTATTATAATTTTAGTCAATTAACGGCTTTAACTGGATCTAATAATCCCCAATTACAAAATTTATTAGGTTTTATTAGTAGTTCAAATCCAACTATTAATGTAGACTATACTGATTATAGTAATTTTACTCATTTTGGTTCTCAAACTCAAAAATTAGAAACATTTAAAACTAAATTACAAAAATTAGAATTATATCAAAATTATTTAAATACTACAGCTAGTTTAATATCATCTTCTGTAGATAGTATTTTATATACTAATAAAATAAATGAAATCATTCAAGGATTTGATGGATATGAAAATTATTTGTATTTTGAATCTAGTAGTTATACTTGGCCTAAATCAAATTTAACACAACCTTATTCATTATATCCAACAACATCATCAGTTGGAATAACTTGGTATAATCTTAACCATACATCTGCTAGTTATTATGATGAATTCAATAATGATAATTTAGTTTATGGTTTACCTATCTATTTACAAGAAAGAGATGATTTTGAATATGTAAAACCATTTGTCCAATCAATGGGTCAAATGTTTGATGATATTTGGATTTATATTAGAGCTATTACAGATATTTGGAAAGCTAAAAATAGTTTAATGGATGGTATTTCTAAAGATTTAGTAGGAGATGCTTTACAATCTTTAGGTATTAGTTTATATACAGACGGTGATCAAGATGATTTAGCTACTTATCTTTATGGAGTTAATCAAAGTGGAAGTTATACATTTATGCCTCAATCTTGGCAAACTGCTATAACTGCTTCAAATCCTACTTTATCAGGCCAAGATGAAGCTAAATCTGTATTTAAAAGATTATACGCTAACTTACCTACATTACTTAAATCAAAAGGAACAACTAAATTTGTAAATTATTTAACTACTCTTTATGGTATTCCTGATACAATATTAGTACCTTTAGAATTTGGTGGTATAGATAAAGACTCAAATACATTTGAGTACAGTTATCCTAAATTTACTTATGCTTTAAGTAGTAGTAAAACAACATATACTCAATTAAGTTTACCTGATTCAACATCACAACAAATTCAAACATTAGAATTTAGATTTAAACCTTATCCTAGTGCTTCTTCTTATGCTACTCAGTCTTTATTTAGTAATTTTCCTACAGGTTCATCTAAAAGACCTAATAGTATTATAACATTAAATGGAAGTCAAAGTGGAAGTTATGAGTATGGAACTTTAAGTTTTTATTCAAATGATTCTGGGTTATCTTTATATAATACTCCTTTACAAGTAACTTTACCATTTTATGTAACTAGTTCTGATGGAGATTATAATTGGTGGAATGTAATTTTAGAAAGAAATTCAACTTCTACTAAACTTTATGTTAAATCTGAGTTAAATGGTGAAATAGGACATCAGTCTTCTTCATTTATTTCAACTCCTGCTAATAGTAGATTTATTGAAACAGGAAGTAATACTTATTTAGGAACAATTCCTCCAAATATTACTGCTTCTTTAATTAATGCTCCATTTTATAATTTTGGAACTGGAGAATACTATGGTCAATTTCAAGAATTAAGAACATATAATAATTTCTTATCAGAATCTGTATTAAATACTCACACATTAAATCCAGAATCATACATAGGAAATAACTCAGGTTCAGCTTATACTGATTTATTATTTAGATTTCCTTTAGGAAATGATTTACAAATAAGTGGAAGTAGAATTACTGGATCTCAACCAACATTAAGATCAGATATTACTTTAAATCTTACTGGTTCTAATTATATATCATTTACTGAAACTTATTTTAGCCAACCCGCTATTGGAGGATACTCAACACCTATTACTAATAAAATTAGAATAGTTAGTGAAAGTTTAGCTTCAAATCGTTTACAATTTAATAAATCTGTAGTTTATCCTTCTACTAGTTCTAGAACATTTGATATTCAAACTGCTCAAGCTGGATT